GACCCCATGAGCCGCCCGGTGCAGATGACGCTGCGCGACTTCCTGGACCTGAAGGCCCGGACCGCCGGCCGGCCCACGCTGCAGCAGCTTCGCGACCAGCCCCGGCTGCCCAAGGGTCGCAGCAAGTACGGGAACCGGAAAGTGGTCGACGGCGATCTCACGTTCGACTCGAAGGCCGAGCATCGCCGCTGGCACCAACTGCTGGTCCTGCAGCGGGCCTGCGAGATCACCGAGCTCCAGCGCCAGGTCCGCTACGAGCTGATCCCGGCCCAGGTCGGGCCTGACGGGAAGAAGCGGCGCGCCACCGCCTACATCGCCGACTTCGTGTACCGCACCAAGGATGGCAAGGTCGTCGTCGAAGACGTCAAGGGCGTCTTGACCGACGCCTACCGGCTGAAGAAGAAGCTGCTCCTCGAGCGGCACGGAATCGAGATCCAGGAGGTCCGCCCATGACATCTGCCGTCACCGTTCTGCTGAGCAACGGCCACCAGCTGAGGCTCGAGAACACGTCGCTGGAGGCCTGGGAGCGCGCCATGCAGCGAGGCGCGACCACGCACGAGCACAGTCCTGCGGCGATGAACTTCCTGGGTGTCCCCGGTCAGGCGATGGTCCGCTACGACGACGTCGTCGCCTACTGGAAGAGCTGACGTGCGCTACGCCGCCTGCATTGCCGCGCTGATCGCCGGACTGGTCGCCACGGCCTACGGCATCGAGGCCGCGCCATGGGCGTTCGTGATCGCGATGTGGCTGGCACTCAACGAGAAATGACCACTGGATCCACCCCGAAGCGGGAACGCTTCGCCCAAGAGATTGTCCGAGGCGCGAGCCAGTCGGAGGCCTATCGCATCGCCTTCAAGGCCGACCGGATGAAGCCGGACACCATCCACAAGCGCGCCTCCGAGCTCATGGCCGACGGGTGGGTTAGGGGTAGGGTGGCTGAGCTGGCGGCAGGCGTCGAGCGCGAACTGACCATCGAGGTCGCCGACCTGTTGCGCGAGGCCGGGCGCATCGTCTTCTCCGACATTCGCCGCATCACCAAGCCCAACGGCACGCTGCTGTTGCCGCATGAGCTGGACGCCGACACCGCGGCCGCGATCAAGTCCTTCGAGATCGATAAGGACGGCGCGATCAAGTACGTGTTCTGGGACAAGAACAGTGCGATGGAGCGGCTGTTCAAGCACAAGGGCTTGTTCGAGCTGGACAACAAGCAGAAGGCGGACCCGCTGGCGGACCTGCTGGGGGCGCTCGCGGGCAACGTCGTCGGGCCGGTGGCGCAGGAGGGGAAGGGCTGATGGTCCCGGCCAGCTTCTTCCCGAAGGTCCGCATCGTCTGCGACCACTGCGGCACGACGGTGCCCATCGCAGACCTCAGCTGGCAGGTCGAGGACCACGGCGAACGTCTGCGAGTCACGGCGCGCTGCCACGGCGAGACAGACGAGTGCGTGATCGACCTCGGCGGAGTGCCGCGCGACTTCGTGGACCAGGTCGTCGAGCAGGTCGGCCACGCCTTCACCCAATCGAATCCCCAACTGCTCACGAAAGGAGCATGCGGAACCGGAAGGGAATCGATTTAGTCGTTCATGCAGCTTGCCATCTCCACTTCGGAGAATGGCTTAAAGCCGATCGTGCGTGGCTTTTCTGAGATTGGCGAAATCTGGAAGCGGGGTGTAAGCAAAAACATTCCCCGTGAGTCGTCGTCCATGACTTCATGGGAAGTGTGTGGGTAGCGATCCATAAATTCGCGATACTTTGCTCTCGCCTCTGCCTGCGTGTCGAAAAAATTGTCCGATGACGAAAGTCTGAATTTCGTTCGTTGCGCCTTCGTCGACCAATACAAGAATTTGAGTTTAAAGAAGGCTCGGCGCGCTTTGAGGTGGTTGCAAAGCGCTGTAAGTGCTCCATCCACGCAGGCTTTGCACGGACTCCAAGTCATTGCCATTACGACTTTAGAGCCTTCCGCTATGTTGAAAAACTCGCGTCCATATCTGCCTTGCAATTGGATGACTAGGTGGTCTTCCGCATGGAGCCGAGTATCGCTGCTGTACACGCCGATCAGTGGTCGTCCGCCGCCGGGGCTACCTTCATGGAATACGTCCGCTGCGCCCATGATTGTTGACTCTGGGTGTTTATTTTCTAGGTGCAAGCGGGTTTCAACGTCAGAAAAGACGTAGCGTGTTTTCTCTCCCATTTGTGCTCCCTAAAGTGCCCGTTAAGACTATGCCCGGGCGCAGCGTAAGCAAGTGACTTTGGTTCGGTCGGTCAGGCATGAAACTATTCGACGTCCCAGGGATGGCAGCCTGCTCGCCCTTCAAGCACTGGCGCAGCAGACGCCCACCCCCCGATCACCGCCTGCCGGTAGCCTCCATCACCGTCGGCCAAGACTTCGGCGAAGCCCTGCGCGGTCTGAAGGCTGGCCAGCGCGTGACCCGGCTCGCCGGCGGCACCCCGGTCTAGTCATGGCTGGCGCTGTCGTGCGACGGCAGCCGCGAGATCCCGGCCGCAAACTTCTGGTCGCCGCACAACCGTGCGCACGCCGAGGCCAACGGCGGCAAGGCCACCGTGCTGTTCACCATCACCATGAAGACCGCCACCGGCGAGATCCTCGTGGGCTGGCTGGCGTCGCGGACCGATATGCTGGCCGAAGCAGAAGGCGGACCCGCTGGCGGACCTGCTGGGGGCGCTCGCGGGCAACGTCGTCGGGCCGGTGGCCGAAGGGAGCGGATGATCGATGTCATATGAGCAGCCACTTCGACGAAAATTGCAGCGCTTCGTCGCACTGCCTGGAAAGCCATGACTACGACACTACCGGATGCGGAAACACGCCGCTTGCTCGCTCACCGCTTCAATGCTGTGGCCCTAGGGCGGTTCGCGTTGAACACCCTGATCGACCATCACAACGATGAGCCTCGTTTCGACATCTATATCGATGGGCGGCACTTGGTCGTAGGCACCGTCGCGACGTTCGCCGGCCCGGCCATTGAGGCTGGCGCGATCCACGCGAGAGCACTCCTCGAGTTCCTCGGTATCAGGGACGACACGGCCACAACGGTGAGAGAACGCAATGGTAGCCGCCGAACTGACGACATCTGCATCGAGCAATTCACCGGTAGAAGGCTGACGAAGGCGGAGGCACTTGCCGTGTTCCCTGGTGAGGCGCGTGAGGCGGAAGAGGCGCTAGCTGGGCTATTTCATACGGCAAACAAGGGCTTGGCGCATTTGACTAGCGCATTCGCCATGGGAAGCGCGAGCTCGGTGCACCTGCATCTTGGATTCAATCTGATGCTGGCCCTGATGATGATGAAGTTCTACCAGCCGCTTGGATTGGAACCGCCGGCCGATCCGTTTGTCCCGCATCCACCGATGCCACGCATCTTCCCCGCGCCGGCGAGCAGCCCTTCAAGTCCGGAGAGGCCGGCGATCTAGCCCGCGTTCACTTGCTGGGACGCGTATTGCCGTCCCAAGGATGGCAATGTGGCGCCTGAGGGCTATTGCCCTGGAGCGCCACATGACCCCCCTCTACATCTTCGACCTCGACGGCACGTTGGCGCTGATCGAGCACCGGCGGCACCTGGTGGAGCGCTGCACCAACTGCGACGACAAGGGCGTGACCGGCTCGGGCACGACGTGCTTCGTGTGCGGCGGCGTGGCGCGCGGGCCCGACTGGCCGGCCTTCTTCGCCGCCTGCGTCCGAGACGAGCCGAACTGGCCGGTGATCAGCACCATGATGTCGCTGATCCGCGCCGGCGCCGAGGTGCAGATCTGGAGCGGCCGCAGTTCCGAGGTCATGAACGAGACGCTGAGCTGGCTGCACCGCCACGTCTTCGGCGACGGCTCCGTCGACCCGGACGAGGTCGGGCTCACCATGCGCCGCGAGGGCGATCACACGCCCGATGAGCAGCTCAAGGCCGGCTGGCTCGACTCGCTGAGCGAGTTCGATCGCCGCCGGCTGGTGGCAGTGTTCGATGACCGCGACAAGGTCGTTGCGATGTGGCGGGCCCGCGGCGTTGCCTGCTTCCAGGTCGCGCGGGGCGCGTTCTGATGGCCGGGCGGGGCGACTGGCCCGTGTAGGCAAACGCCTCACGGCGGGTTCCGCTGATCGCCGCTTCAGCCGGCGCCGCCGCCTGCTCAGAATCCTTTCCACGAGCCACCCTCTTGACGTGCCGGACACATCCGGCCGCCAGGTACCGCCCAACGGGCGCAGAAAGGACCAGCAGTGCTGCGACGAATTCTTTACATCAGCCGCGCCGCCGAAGGATTCACGGAGCACCGTCTCCGCCAGATCATTGCCACTGCTCAGCTGAACAACCGCCGCCGTGACCTGTCCGGCGTGCTTGCGGTGGGAAAGGGCCTGTTCGCGCAAGTCCTTGAGGGCGCGCCTGCCGACATCGCGCAGACACTCGAACAGATCCGAGCCGATAGCAGGCACGACGATGTGCAGCTCGTGTCAGACTCGGTCACCCGTGCCCGACTGTTCGACCGGTGGAGCATGGCGCTGCTCGTTGAGGATGCCGCAGCGGACCTCGCCGAGGCTGTGCGCGAGGGGCGCAGGGATGCGGCCGAACTCATTGAGCATCTACGCGGCCAACTCGCCCGTGACCCGGTGTATTGGTCGTCCGGCATCAGGACGCTTGCGCTTGCGGCGTGAGGCGCGTCCCACAGTTTGACGCGCGGGCGTGGCCTGCTTCCAGGTTGCGTCCGGGAAGTTCTAGCTTTTTGTGCAGAATGCTTCCACGGAGGAGCATTCAATGGACAAAGAGCCTGGGGCCCTAGAACGCGTATCCGGCAGCCCGCTCACGGAGGTGGTCGTCACCGCCGCAACGCTCGCGGGTGCCGCCTCTGCTGCCCTTGCGAGCAACCCTGCAGTCGCCTACCTCGCCTTGTTGCCGCTGCTCGCTAAGGCTCCGGCCGCGATGCGGCAGCAAAGGCGCATGGACGCGGCGCTGGCCAAGATCAACGAGACGCTGCTCGCTCACGCGGACCTGATCGAGCAGATGACAGATTCGCAGTACCAGATCGTCAACGATATGGTCATCGCTGCGATGCAGACGACTCAGGGCGAGAAGATCCGTTACCTGCAATCCGTCATTGAAAACGCGCTGCGGCAACCGGAGCTTCCATTGAGCGATGCGGTGGTGATTGGGCGAATCGTCCGGGACCTGTCGGCAGAGGAAGCGAGGTTCTTGACTACGGCCTTTGAATATGAGGGCGTCGCGATCGGGAGCGTGGGGTCGAGATCGGACAAGTCGAAGGAACTGCTCGCCGCAGAGCCGGGATCGCCGGAGGCCGAATGGGTCGCGGGCCTGATTGCCCTCGGACTCCTTCATTCCCCGGTACCGACGAGGGACATCACGATTTACCGCTTCGGACGCCTGGCCGTGAAGATCATCGCGTTGCTCACGCCGAGCCCCGGACCTGCGCGGTCCTCGTGATTCTCCCTATCGCAAAAGAGAAGGACGGAATGCAGGAGTTCGGATCGGCATGGGACTGGCTGCCAAAGACGCTGGTCGACTGGGCGCAGGTCCTCAGCGCTATCGGGACTTGTGGCGCTGTAATTGTGTCGCTGTGGCTCGCGACGCGGAAGCCGGCTCCGATGCTAAAGGTAAACGTCGGCGTGCGCCTGATGCCTCCACCAATCAAACTGTACAAAGGTGCGCTGCGGGAAGACTTCCTCCTCGTCGTCGAAAACATTGCGGACACGCCTGCTGTGGTGGAGGGTCTTCAGTGGCGCATGCGCAAGCGCTGGAGCAGTGCCTTTGAGCGGGACGAGCATGTTGTGGAGCGCATGCCAGCGGAAACCGGCGGATGGTCTGCGATGGATGCGCCAAAGCTGCTTAGGCAGGGGGAACGCATACAGGTCGAGAGGCAGCTGCGAGGCGATCACGGATGGTGCTCGAGAGTCGCGCAGGGCAACTTCTTCGCCGACCACCTCAAGTCCAGATCGGATTGCGATCGCCTCCGATTGGTTGTGTCAACGTCTGTCGGGAAGCCGTTGGTCGTTCGCCCAACAGGTCAGCTCCTAGACGCCATCTGGGACGCCGTGCCGAGGGCGCCTGTGTAGCTGACGTACCAAGGATGACAGATTGGCGCCTCCACCCTCCGGAGGCGCCATGCCCTACATATCGCTCCATGATCCCGCGCGTGTCGGCTTCAAGCTGACGCAGGCCGCCTTCGCCATCCTGCTGCACTGGGGTGCGCCACGCGATTGGGGGCTGCGATGAGCCGCCGCTTCGGACGCAACCAGCGCCGCCGTTCGCGCGAGGAGCAGGCCCGGCTGAGCGCCGACCTGGCCAAGGTCAGCAACACGCTGTCGTTCACCGCCAAGACCGCGATGGAGCGCGGGCACCAGTTGCACGCGCTGACGTGCGAGATCGAGGCGGCAAAGGCCATGCTGCCGCTGCAGTCCGCGCTGATGCGCCCCCAGGCCATGAAGGTCGGAGGCGAGCGGCAGCACCAGATTTATGCCGATCCCTTCTTCGACGAGCCGCTATCGCTCGAGCCGCTCGGTGCCGCCACGCCGACGGAAGCCGTCAGCTTCGAGCGCGTCCCGCTCGACGTGCTCCTCACCGATGTCGACCGCGACGTCCTGAAGCGCATGCTGCACGCCCGCGTGCAGTTCGCCGGCGCTGACCTGTTCTATGCGATCAGCCCGGCGGCCCGGCATGCCATGAGCGGCCCGGATCTCGCCGACCGACTGGCGCATGAGATCGCGCGCCAGTTGGCGCCGGCGCTGATGCGCGAGCTCGGTCTCGATCGCCGTCCCGGGGAGCGTGGACGATGAGCCGGCGCTACCGCTCCACCTGCCGGCACTGCTGGGACCCCGTCGATCGCGAGGGCGACGAGGCCTGCGCGTGGTGCTTGCTGTCGCCGGCCGAGCGCCGCAGCTGGGCGCGCCGGCAGGCGCTGGTCGCCGCCGCGGTGCTGGCCGTCCTGCTGGTGGTGGCGCTGCTGGGCGTGCCGCAGGCCTGATATGGCGCCGAAGCCGGCCTGGTCCCAGGTGAAGCTGCGCGTCGCGTTCGGCGAGATCCCGGACGGCGGCGACGAGCTCTTCATCGAGACCACCGGCCGCCGGTACCAGGTGCTGCGCGTCGCCGGCAAGACGTTGCACTGCCTGGTTCTTCCGCCTGACGCCCCGGTCGACCTGGAGGCCACGGTCTGGTCCTGGCGCTGGGTAGGACACAAGAAGCGGAGCGGGGCGTGAGCGCGGAGGTCGACATCGCGACGCTCGCCGCGAACCTCGATGACCCGACGTGGAGGCTCTGCAACCTCTACCGCATCATCGTAAAGGGGACCGACGACGAGGAGGGGCTGACGATCCAGTTCAAGCCCAACCGCGCGCAGCGCCGGTTCCTGGCCAGGCTCTGGCACCGCAACATCATCCTGAAGGCCCGCCAGCTCGGCTTCACGACGCTGATCTGCGTGCTCTGGCTCGACACCGCGCTCTTCAGCAAGGATCCGATCCGCTGCGGGATCATCGCGCAGGACAAGGAAGCGGCCGAGACGATCTTCCGAGACAAGGTCAAGTTCGCCTATGACCACCTGCCCGAGGCGCTGCGCGACCGCTTCCCGCTGAAGAAATGCACGACGTCGGAGATCCAGTTCGCGCACAACGCCGCCAGCATCCGCGTCGCGACCTCGATGCGCTCCGGCACCATCCACCGGCTGCACGTCTCCGAGTTCGGCAAGATCTGCGCCAAGTACCCGGACAAGGCGCGCGAGGTCGTCACCGGCTCGATCCCGGCGGTGCCGGCCAGCGGCGTGCTGGTCATCGAGTCCACGGCCGAGGGGCAGGACGGCGAGTTCTACAAGATGACGCAGCGCGCCATCGAGCACGCCCAGGCCTTGGCCGCGCGCACGCTCAAGGCGCTGACGGCCAAGCACTACCGCTTCCACTTCTACGCCTGGTGGGAAGACCCGGGCTACGTGCTCGACGACCCATCGGTCGTCTTCACCGAGGCCGACGAGGAGTACTTCAAGAAGGTCGAGGCCATCATCGGCCGGCGGCTCACCGATGAGCAGTGGACCTGGTACGTCACGACCCGCGACAACGACTTCAGCGGCGACGCGCCGTCGATGTGGCAGGAGTACCCGAGCTACCCGGCCGAGGCCTTCCAGGTCAGCACCGACGGCTGCTACTACGCCGCGCAGATGGCGGCGGCGCGCGTGCAGGGCCGCGTGCTCAAGCGCCTGCCGCTGGAGTCGGCGCCGGTCTACACCTTCTGGGACATCGGCCGCGGCGACATGACGTCGATCTGGTTCATGCAGAAGGTCGGGCCCGAGCACCGCTTCATCGGCTACTACGAGGCCAGCGGCGAAGAGCTCAACCACTTCACGACCTACCTGCAGGGGAAGGGCTACACCTACGCGAAGCACTTCCTGCCCCACGAGGCCGCGTACAAGCGCATCGGCAAGACGCCGGACACCAACCAGTCCATCGAGGAGATGCTGCAGGAGCTGATGCCGGGCCAGCGCTTCGAGGTCGTGCCGCGGGTGACCAACCTGGACAACGGCATCCAGGCGACGCGGGCCGCCTTCGCCTCGAGCTGGTTCAGCGAGGAGGGCTGCGGCAAGGGGCTGGCGCGGCTGAGCAACTACCGCAAGAAGTGGGACCAGCGCAACGGCCGCTTCACCTCGGAGCCGGTCCACAACGACGACAGCCACGGGTCGGATGCCTACCGGCAGTTCGGCCAAGTACTGGAGGCCGGGGAGAAGTTCGCGATGTCGATCGCGCCGGCTACAGGGAAGGCTGGGGCGAAGCGTCGGGGGGCGTCGCCGATGGCGGTGTGACGACGAAAGGCCCCGGCGCAGTTGCGCGCGGGGCCGGGGCCTCGGATCTAGGCGTCGACGTTGGGGTCGTGGTCAGATGTTCTGACCGGGCTTCGAGCGGCAGTGCTCGCACACGGACTCGAGCCTGCCGAAGCGGGTTCGCGTGTACGCGTTCACGTGTACGCCCTTCGGCCAAAAGCAGAAGTGCATTTCGTTCACGGTTTGCTTCTTTGTGAAAAGGTCGCTGACAAACCCGAACGCAATGCATATTGCACAACTTCGCTTTAGCGAACTAAACTGAAGCCTCACCTACCACAGTGAAGGTTCCAGATGTGCAGTGATGCATTTCGTCGGGACCTGGACAGGCCCGCTAGCTCATAACTAGTGGGCCTTGTTCATTGCGCGCCGTATTTCTCCTTCGCTGCGGCGACCAGATGGCGAGCGACTGGCCTACCTGTGCCGCTGTGCGATCAGGCACAGGGGCATGCGGGGAAGTTTACTGACCTGATTACCACCTAGCAACGCGGAACTTAGTCGTTCCTGCATTTTTGGGTTACGGATAACACCAGTGTGGGGTGTCATTCGTGCCAAGGATGGCAGCCTCCCGCCCGAGGTCGCGCCGCGCTTCGTCGCGCTAGGTTCGGGGGGGTCTGATCGGTGCGCCGCCGGCGCGGCCTCACCTTGCTGTAGCATTTCGGCGTTCCGCTGCGTATCCCGGCGGAACTCCTCCCTTTGAACCCGGCCGCGTGCCGGGTTTTCTTTTGGACGTGCCAAGGATGGCACCTTGCAGCTTTCCAACCCATCCACGCGATGAAAGGCTGCCTATGCTGTCCAAACGCTCCCTGTTCCTGCGCCCGCTCGCAGTGCTCGCCCTGGCCGCCGCGGCCGCGCTGACCTTCATGCCCGTCGCCCAGGCCGCCGACCCGCCCAAGGCCGTGGCCACCGCGCCGGATGCCACCGCCAAGGCCGTGCTGGCCGAGGAGGCCGATGCCGGCCACACCACGACCCTCGGCGCCGTGCTCGGCCTGCTGATCGTGATCGGCATCGTCGCGCTGATCGTGAAGAAGGGCCGCGAGCCCAGCGGGCCCGGCTCGGGCTCCACGGGCCCGGGCGGTAGCTCCGGCAGCCCGCCGCGCCCGCCGGACCGCTGAGCACCGCGTCCGACCCTGCAGCCCGGCCCCGCGCCGGGCATTTTCATGAACGATGAAGTTTCACCCCTAGCTCGACTGGACCGGCGCCGAAGCCTTGCAGGACCGCGACCGTCCGGTCCCCGGAAGTGACGTTGACAAGCTCGTTGCGCCACTCATTCCATCGGACGCGATCGCCGATCTGAAGCTCACAACCACTGATCGCCTCGAAGATGGCGAAACCGGCATCGGCAGTTTTGACAGCAATCATGCCTATGCCCTGATTCAGGTCGGCAACTGTTCCGTCCAGGTTCATCTGTTCTCTCCCCTTAAGCCGGCGCCACTCGACGCCGGCTCGTGCCAAGGATGGCAGATTTCCCGGGAAATTTCCGGGGTAGCCATGGCTCTTGAACTCGACCTGCGCAAGGCGCATTCCTCCCGCGTCCACGGCGACATCGTGGCCGTGCTGACCTGGGTCAACGACGCCCGCGCGCTGGTGCTGATCCCGGCGATCCGGAAGGACGCCGGCTGGTTCATCGTCGAGGAGACGGCTTCCTACCTCTGGAACATCAACGCCGTCGATCGCGACGAGCACGCCGCGGCACTGGAGCACGCCAAGGTCAAGTCGGCCATCGCCTGCGAGGTGCTGGGCATCGAGCCGACGGTGCGCAATCGCGCCCGGATCATCAACATCGTCACCGACGTCCTGCCCGAACTGGTGCGCATGCCCAGCGCGCCGGATGCCGAGTTCATCAAGGCCGCGATCGGCGAGATGAAGCTGATGGCCGACGGCCGCCAGATCGCCGGCCAGGACATCCGACTGGAACAGGAGGGCGCCACCTATGCGTGACGCCCTGGACGCCCGGCCGGTGCGCGGCAAGGCGCCCGGCGACCAGTACAGCGACGACATCGACGCCGAGTTCGAGGCAGCGGGCGGCGAGCTCGCGCTGAACCGAGTCCACCCGCTGGACACGCCCGAGGCCCGGGCGGAGCTGCGCCAGCTCCAGACTTGGTACTACTCCGAGCGCGAGATCCAGTCCGTGAACCGCATGGAAATGGCGATGGACGCCGACTTCTATGACGGGCTGCAGTGGCGCGCCGAGGACAAGGCCGCGGTCGAGGCGCGCGGCCAGATGGCGCTGGTCTACAACGAGGTCGCGCCGCTGTGCGACTGGCTCATCGGCACCGAGCGCCGCACGCGCGTCGACTGGAAGGTGCTGCCACGCACCGAGGACGACGTGCAGATCGCCGACGTGAAGACGAAGGTGCTCAAGTACGTGAGCGACGTCAACCGCGTCGTCTTCAACCGCTCCCGGGCCTTCGCCGACGCGATCAAGGTCGGCGTCGGCTGGCAGGATGACGGGCCGCGCGACGACCCGACGAAGGACGTCCTCTACAGCAAGTATGAGGACTGGCGGAACGTCATTTGGGACAGCCGGGGAAGCTACGAGCTCGACATCGACGACGGTCGCTACCTGTTCCGCTGGCGATGGGTCGACGTGGACATCGCGGTGATGATGTTCCCCGACCGCGCCGATGCGGTGCGCAAGGCGGCCGAGGACACGTCCTTCTGGGGTGACGTCGACCCGGAGGAGGAAGACGGCTGGCAGTCGCCGCTCGACGCCGAGAACCGCAGCGGCACGCTGCGCGCCTACGGTAGCGGCACCACCATCGACACCGAGCGCCGGCGCGTGCGCCTCATCGAGGCGCAGTACCGGATTCCGACCAAGGTCCGCGTGGTGCGCGATGGTCCGCACGCCGGCGCCATCCTGAACGAGGGCGATCAGCTGCTGGCCGACGCCGTGGCCAGCTCGGGCTCCATGATCGTGGACCGCATGATGATGCGCACGCACGTCGCGGTCTTCGTCGAGGGCGCGCTGCTGTCGCGCGGCCCGTCGATCGCGCGGCACAACCGCTTCAGCCTGACCCCGACTTGGTGCTATCGCTTCGGCCGCACCCGCCAGCCCTATGGCGTCGTCCGGCGCATCCGCGATGTTCAGATGGATCTGAACAAGCGTGCGTCGAAGGCCCTGTTCCTGATGAACTCCAACCAGGTCATCATGGACGAGGGCGCCGTCGAGGACATCGAGGCGACGCGCGACGAGGTCGGGCGCCCGGACGGCATGATCATCAAGAAGGCGAACAAGTCCTTCGACATCCGGCGCGACGTCGATGCCGCGACCGGTCAGATCCAGATGATGGAGCTCGGCGCGCAGGCCATCCAGCGCAGCGCCGGCGTCAACAACGAGAACCTGGGCCGCCAGACCAACGCGGTCAGCGGTGCGGCGATCGAGCGCCGCCAGATCCAGGGCAGCGTCAGCACCACCGAGCCCTTCGACAACCTGCGCTTCTCGACGCAGGTCCAGGGGGAAAAGCAGCTGTCGCTGACCGAGCAGTTCTACACCGAGGCCAAGGTGGTGCGGCTCACCGGTGCCAAGGGCGCCATCGAGTGGCTGCGCATCAACCAACCGGAGCAGCAGGCCGACGGGTCCGTGCGCTACCTCAACGACATCACGGCCAGCATCGCGGACTTCATCGTCACCGAGGCCGACTACGCCGGTACGCTGCGCCAGGTCATGTTCGACTCGCTCAGCAAGATCGCTGAGCGCCTGCCGCCAGAGGTCGCGCTGCGCCTGCTGACCTTGGCCTTCGAGTTCTCGGACCTGCCCAACAAGGACGAGATCGCCGACCAGATCCGCAAGATGACCGGCGACCGCGACCCCAACAAGGAACCGACGCCCGAAGAGCAGGCCGCCATGCAGGCCCAGCAAGCCCAGCAGGCCGAGGCGCTCCAGTACCAGCGGGAGACCGCGATCGCCGCCCTCGAAGAGCAGCGCGCCAAGGTCCGCGAGATCAACGCCCGGGCGCTGAAGCTGGAGACCGAGGCCGCCGCCGCCGCGGGCGGGGAGGGCATCGATCCGGCGCTGGAACAGGCCCTGGGCCAGATCCGGCAGCAGGCCGCCCAGCAGATCGAGCAGCTCAGCGAGGAACTGCGCGAGGCACAGGCCGAGCTCACGAACCGGACGCTGCAGATCCGCAAGGACGCCGACGTCAAACTGGAGGTCGCCAACATCGAGCGCGACACCAAGCTGCGCGTCGCGGAGATCGAGGCCGCCAGTGACAAGCGCGTCGCGGTGTTGGAAGCCCGTCTCGCCGCCATCGAAGAGAGGAGCTCTGCGCAGGACGCACGGGGCGAGAAGGCGGCGACGGCCGCGTAATCGAACCAGGAGGCCGCAATGGCTGAGCGCGTCAATCGCAATGTGGAGTGGGTCGTCGATGACGACGGGACCGTCACCGGTTACCAGGTCAGGCCCGGGGACAAGCGTCCGATCGGTGGCGGCGGCACGTTGCCATCGCAGACCGCCCGGGGCGCGGTGAAGGCGACGTCGAGCGCGACGCCGACCGACGGCAGCTTTGCCGTCTTCCCCGACCAGGCCTGCACCGAGCTGGAGGTCTTCAACGACCAGCGGGTCCCGATCGAGTTCCAGCGCAATGGCGCTGGAGCGGTGATCACGCTGCTCGCGGGGCAGCGACGTCGGTTTGCCGGCATCACGAACGCCAACCAGATCGGATTCCGGCGCAGTGACTGGGCGGTCAGCGGGCGGACGCAGCCGACGACGATCTCGGCGATGGCCGTGACCCGCACCGACACGTACACCTTCGCCGGCACCTTGTCGTTGGCGGTGGCAGGCGGAGCCTATGTTGCCTTCGGCAACCTGGCCTGCACGGCGATGGAGCTGAACAACGCCGCGGAACACGACATCCTCTTCCGCATCGGTGGCGCCGGCATCGAGTACAAGGTCCGGCACGGCGAGTCCGCGCTGATCCTGGGCATCACCAATGCCAACCAAGTCCAGCAGAAGGCCGTGGATAGCATCGCGCGGCAAGCGCGGCCGTTGGAGGCGGAGTGCTGGACCGCCGGGCCGAACTCCTCGATGCTGCTGACGCAGCGCGCGGACATGATCTCGGCCGATGCCGACATCGTCAACGGCGAGTTCAACTATCCCAACCTGATGCCCGCCGGGAGCGTCCTGACGCTGGGCAACCTGCGGCCGGTCCACCGCCTGCGCAAGAAGCCGGTGCCGCTGGCGCGCTGGCTGACGACGGCGGACGTTGTGACGAACCGGGCTGCCGACTTCGCCAACGCGGCCAACGGCGAACTGGCATTCGGCACCTCCATCGTCGAATACACGCAGACGCAGACCGCCGAGGTCTCGATCGCGCCCGGCACAGCGCTGGCGGCTGGCGTCGACGTGCAGAACGGCAGCATTCACTTCACCCACTGCTGGCCGGACAACGCCGGAAACAACTTCGGCGTGAACGGGCCGACTGGCTTCTACATCGAACTGCACAGCGCAGGAACGCCGGCGGCGCCGACCGCCAACTTCCACACCAGCCCCAACCTGAACGGGCTCTGGCAAGGCTTCATGGGCGCGTCCGTGCTGGGCTACAACCTTCTGCGCTGCTTCTCGCTGCCGATCAGCCACTTCACCGCGACCGGAACCGGCGCCGACCTGGCGTCGATCAAGTGGGCTCGGATCAAGATCACCGGCGGCGGCAGTTCCAACGGGTGCAAGCTGCGGCCCGTGAGCCTGGACTTCGTGCCCAACGCGCTGGCCAAGGGCTCGGTGATCTTCACCTTCGACGACCTGCACGACGGCGCCTGGAACAACGCGCTGCCCCTGATGTCGAGGTTCAACTATCCCGGCGTCCTCTGCATGGACACGACGGTGAAGATGGGGCAGACGGGCTACCTGACGCCGGAGCAGATCTCGAAGATGCATCGGGACTACGGCTGGGAGGTCGCCTATCAGGTCTACCAGAACGAGACCGGCTTCAACCTTTCGCCCGAGGACTGGATGCGCCAGGTCGGCAAGTGGGTCCTGGCGATGAACCGCATCGGGATCCACGAGACGCAGAACGGCAGTTATGGCTCGGGCACGGTGACCAACATCGACGAGGAGCGGACCCTGGCCGCCAAGCGGGCCCTGGCGACGCTGCGACGTTTCGCCAACGGCCAGAACGCGCAGTATCCGTTCCGCTCAGCCGAGACCGTTCCCTACGGTGACCCGTACAACATCCGGTGCCTCAACATGACGTCGGGCTTCACCGCGGGCACCGTGTACGACCGCTGGAAGGATCACGTCGACCAAGCGATCGCTGCCAAGGGCGTCGCCGTCTTCGCGTGTCATGGCGAGTTCAATGCGGGTGGTGAGGCGCTGACTGCGCTCGGTTCCCTGTGCGACTACATCCGCACGCAGGAGATCGCCGGGACCTGCCAGGTCGTCACGTTCTCGGGGCTCAACAAGCAGGCCTACGGGATCTGATCGACGGCCGTGCCAAGGATGGCACGCTGGCCCGCCATGAAATCGCTGCTGATCTCGTCGTTGGTCGCCGCCGTGCTCGCGTTCGCCGCGGCGTGGACGGTGCAGGGCTGGCGCTATGACGGCGAGATCGAGGGGCTGAAGGGCAAGCACCAGAAGGCGATGTCCGACCAGGCCTTGGACCTCGCCGAGCAGCGCACCGAACAGATCCGCCACGTCCTCAAGGCGGAAAGGAGCCAACGTGCCCAAGTCGATCAAGCCCTGGCCGCTGCGCGCGGCCGCGAAGTGGCGCTGCAGCGTGACGTCGCTGCTGTTCGCGCTCTGCGCGACGGCCTGCGCGACGCGGCCGACGCTGCCGTCCGAATGTCCGGCGAGTCCCACGGCGCCTGTCTCAGCCGAGTCGCTGCCTTCCGAGAGGTATTCGACCAGTGCGCGGCGCGATATGGCGAAGTGGCAGAGCGTGCTGACCGGCACGCCAGCGACGTCCGAACGCTGATCGAGGCCTGGCCCGGCCCGGCCGCGCCGCCCGTGCCAAGGATGGCAGATTCCGCCGCACCCAAACAGGAGTGAGCCATGGCCAAGGGAGCATCGCTGATCGGCAGCAAGCAAGAAGAGGACGAATGGCGCGCTGAATGCGACATGCGGACGCTGATGGAGGCCGAGGAGATCAAGCGCGATCGCAAGCGCCACGACCGAGCCACCGCCATGGCCAAGCAGAAGCTGATCGAGCTCGCCAGCGTCGCCGGCGAAGCCGACAAGGCCAAGGCCTGACCCCTTTCCCAACCCACCCCACGGAGCCTCGCGCATGAGTGCGAACACCCAACCCACCGAAGACGTCGACGTCCAGCACGCGATGTCCACCCTGACCGAGGAAGAGCGCGCGGCTATGGCCGACGAGCTGTCCGAGCACGAGAAGGCGGCACTAGCCGCTGTCGTCGCGGCGGCCAACGACAACGCCGAGGTCGACGAGGACGAAGCCGATGACGCGGCCAGCGCTCCGGCACCGGCCGCTGCGCCTGCAGCGCCAGCTGCTGCTCCGGCAGCTGCGCCAGCCGAAGCCCCGGCCGCGGCGGCCCCGGCCGAAGCACCCGCCGCCGCTGCGCCCGCCGCAGCGCCCGCGGTGGCGCCTGCAGCCGCCGAACCTGCGCCGGCGCCGCGCCCGCGCGAGACCGTCTACCACGCCGAGCTGCCCGCTGATTACGACGCCCGCGTCAAGAAGCTGACCGACGATCGCAAGGCGCTGGGCGACAAGCTCGAGGCCGGCGAGATCACGATCCAGGAGTACACGAAGCAGAACGACGCGCTCATGGAGGAGCGCGACGAGCTCAACGCCCTGCGCGTGAAGGCCGACATCTCCAGCGAGTCGCGCGAGCAATCGCAGCGCCAGCAGTGGATCAACGCGGTGGAGGGCTTCTTCCAGGAGGTGCGCTCCAGCGGCGGCGTCGACTACGCGACGGACAAGGCCCGCAATCACGACCTCGACGGCTTCGTCCGCGCGCTGGCGCAGAACCCGGCCAACGAGGACAAGGACATGACCTGGTTCCTGCGCGAGGCCCATAAGCGCGTGCAGGCGCTGCACGGCGATGTCGCCGCGACGCCGGCAGCGGCGCCGGCGGCTGCCGCGCCCGCCGCAGCGAAGGCGCCCGCTGCACCCGCGCCGGCACCGCGCACGCCGCCGGTCTCCGCGGCCCCGCCCACGCTCGCCCACGTCCCCGGCGGTGACCATCCCGGCGACACCGGCGACGAGTTTGCCGAGCTCGACTCGCTCGACGGCGACAAGCTCGAAGCCAAGCTGGCCCGCATGACGCCGGACCAGCGCTCGCGCTATCTCGCGGGGACCTGATGTCCGATCGCAAGTCGTCGCTCGTGATGGACCTGCAGCCCGGCGAGGCCTTGGTGCTCGCCGGCGCCATGGTCCAGGTCATCCACAAGAGCGGGCGTGTCGCGCGGCTGCGCGTCACAGCCCCCGTCGATCTGAAGATCGAGAAGGTCCGAGAGAATGATTGCGAAGGTTGCGATCAATCAAAGACGCGTGCTGCTGCTTGACGAGTGCGACCTGCACCTTCTGAAAGAGCATTCCTTCTCGTACAAGCGGACGCGGGGTGGGCACGGTTACGTCAAGTGGCGTGCCCCGACAGGGGAGGAATGCTACCTCCATCGCATGATCATGCGAGCCGCCGAAGGCCAAATCGTTGACCACATCGACGGCAACACGCTGAACTGCGTGAGATCCAATCTGCGCTTCGTCAGCGAGCACCAGAACGCCTGGAACCAGGCCAAGAAGACGCCCGAGTCCACAACCTCCAGATACAAGGGCGTCTGCATCGACCGCAAGTTGGTCGGCCGGCGAAAGCCATGGCAAGTCAAGATCCGGCGCGCCGACGGTCGTCGGGTGCATGTCGGGTACTTCGCATCTGATGTCGAGGCGGCCTATCACTATGACTTGGCGAGCCTGGCAGAGCACGGAGAGTTTGGCCGACGGAACTTCCTTCCGCTCGTCACTGCGGATCTCGTGCCAAGGATGACAGAGTCCGATCACGGCTGAGCAAGCCGCAACGTCAAGCCCGAGCGCAGGAGGTGCTCTTTCAAACCTGAAGGAGTATCTCCATGGCCCGTACCATCGTTGGCGTCAACGACCCGAAGGCCGTCAAGCGATTCGGCGGCATGCTGGCGCTCGACACCTCGCAATCCTCGTACTGGAACCAGCGCTTCATGGCGCGCGGCGCCGAGGCCGAGGTCCCCATCCAGATCCTGACCGACCTCGAGTCGGACGCCGGTGAGCAGATCACCTATGACCTGCTGGCCGAGCTGCGCATGGCGCCGGTCGAGGGCGAGGACACGCTCGAGGGCAAGGAGGAAGCGCAGAAGTTCTACACCGACCAGATCTACATCGATCAGGCCCGGTGCGGTGTGAACACCGGCGGTCGCATGACCCGCAAGCGCACGCTGCACAACCTGCGCGAAAAGGCCAAGCGCCAGCAGTCGAACTGGTGGGCGCGCCTGCAGGATGAACTGCTGTTCATCTACCTGTCCGGCAACCGCGGCATCAACCCCAACTTCCTGCTGCCGCAAGGCTACGCCGGCCGCGCCAACAACGCGCTGTTCGCGCCGGACAGCAACCACCAGCTGTTCGGCAACGACGCCACCGCGTTCAACAACATCGACGCGGCCGACAAGTTCGATCTGCGCCTGGTCGACCGCGCCAAGACGCGCGCCGACAGCCAGGGCGGCGGTGCCACCGGTATCCCGGTCCTGCAGCCCTGCAAGATCGACGGCAACGAGACCTTCGTGTGCGTGATGCACACCTTCCAGGAAGACGACCTGCGCGCCAACACGTCGACCGGCCAGTGGATGGACATCCAGAAGGCGGCGGCCTCGGCCGAGGGGCGCAACAGCCCGCTGTTCAAGGGCTCGCTGGGCATGTACCGCGGCTGCATCCTGCACAGCCACCGCAACGTCATCCGCTTCAACAACGCGGGTGCCGGCGGCAACGTGGAAGCGGCGCGCGCGCTGTTCCTGGGCTCGCAGGCCGCCGTGGTGGCATTCGGTTCCCCGGGCACCAACATGCGCTTCACCTGGAACGAAGAGACCCGCGACAACGGCGACAAGGTCGTGATCACCACGTCCTCGATCTTCGGCGTCAAGAAGGTCCGCTTCACGGTGGACGGCCAGGGCGACCAGGACTTCGGCGTCTTCGCGCTGGACACGGCGGCGGCCAACCGCTGATCGACCACCGGCCGCCGCGGCGGCCGGTCTTCAACAGGGCTCAACCTTCTAGGAGATCAACGTGTCCTTCACGAACAGCAACGACTACATCACCGGCCGCAAGCCGGTGGTCTATCCCGCCGGCGCCGAGATCGTCGCCGTGCGCTTCCCGCTGGCGGTGCTCGCCGCCGACCTGGCGCTGAACAACGCCGGCCAGATCGGCATCCTGCCGGCCGGCTGCGTGCCGGTGGACGTCCAGGTCGACGGCACCGACGTCGACACCGGCGCCGCTGCGATGGTGCTGCAGGTCGGGATCCTGAACGCGGCCGGCACCGACCTGTCGACCGATGCCGCCGACGGCGGCAAGAACTGGGGCTCGACCACGGCGGCCAACACGGACTTCCTGCAGCGGCTGACCTTCAACGGTAACGCGCTGGTCAACGTACAGCCGGCGGCCGTCGATCGCCGCATCGGCCTGAAGGTCAGCACGGCGCCAACCGTCGCCGCCGCCGGCAACGTCGGCGTCACGGTGTTCTACCGCGCCGCCTGAGGCTGACCGACCTGGCCGCCTCCGGCCGATCGCCACACCAGGGGGAGGCTGCGCGCTTCCCCTTTTTTCTTCCGACCCTGAAGGACCCCGACCATGAAGCTCCAGACCACGATCAAGCCGCGCCGCGATGGCACCGTCGTCGTTCGCGGAGGCGACGGCACGCCGTTCGTCTTCAAGCCCGACGAGTACGGTGATCTCGTCTGCGACGTCAACGAGCCGGCGCTGCTGGAGCGGCTGCTGAACTCCGAGGACTTCGGGCCGATCGATCCGGCCGACTTCCAGGCCGCGTCGACGCTGGTTGCCCCGATCGGCGGCACGCTGGACACGGACCTCGATGCCGTCGGCCACACCCCGGAGGCCTCGCCGCCGGGCGAAGGCGAGGATGAGCCCGACGACGAAGGCGACGAGGACGCCGCGCCGGTCGAGGGCGCCGAGGTGGTCGCCGCCGCTCCGGTGGAAGGCGCTGCCCCGGCCCAGGCCGCCGCCCG